AAAGTTTGTTCCTGAAGAAGTATCGATTGCTGGAAAGGCAGTTAATCCACCGCAACTTCGCCAAGCACTATTAAAGTTTGTCCCTGAAGACGTATCGATCTGCTGAAAACCTGTCAAACTGCTGCAAGTATTCCAAGTAAAATTAAAATTAGTTACTGAGGATGTGACAATTAATGGGAAAGTGCCAGCAAGGCTAGTACAAGATTCCCAAGTCCGCTCCAAATTTGTCGCTGAAGAAGTATCAATCAAAGGGAAACCTGTTAGGTTGCCACAGAAGCGCCAGGTCCAAGTAAAGCTTGTAACTGAAGACGTATTAATCGCAGGGAACGTGCCTTGAAGGTTGTTGCAATCATACCAAGTTCTATTAAGATTAGTGCCACTACTTGTATCAATCAACGGGAAGCTAGTAAGACTGTTGCAGGAGTGCCAAGCACTGTCGAAGGTTGTTCCTGAAGATGTATTAATCAACGGGAAGCTAGTAAGACTGCTGCAGCCGAACCATCCGTAATTAAAGTTATCACAACTAGAAGTATCAATCGGCGGGAAACTTGTAAGGTTTGAACACAAGTAAAAAGCAGCGGCAAAACTTGTTCCGCTAGAAGTATCAATTAATGGAAAGTTCGTGAAACCGCACCTCGCCCAAGTCTCTGTAAAATTTGTAACACCAGTTGTCACACTAAACGGACAAACAAATGAAGTCATGTTAACTGCACCTTCCCAAGCAGCCAAAAGATTAGTCCCTAAGTTAGCCCCTGAACGAATATTAACAGAAGTGATCTGACTTGCATCAGCAGTTACGTTATCAAAGTATGGCCTATAAACACCATCACTATAAACAACTAAATCATAGTTACCCGCAGTATAAGTATGTGGCAACGTGTTAGACGTGCTTGACTCATAACCACCTGTTGAATCCCAGTCAACTGCATAATCAACAGTACCGGTAGACCTAAGGTTGAACACTCCACCAGTACTTGTTATGCCATAGGTAATGATCGGAAGGTCAAGAGTACCGCCAGTGATCTTGATTAATTCTTGATCAGTCTTACGAGTCGGGAAGTAGGCAAGGCGGGCAATGTGGCCTCCCCAAAAACCACCATCTACTCCAGATCCTATACTTAATCTCAATAATGCACTATTATTTGTTCCAGGAGTTATGCTGGATCCAACAGCTCCATCAGCAAAAGCTACATAGGTTGAAGAAGTATAACTACCGCCTACCTTATGACTGACTTGTTGTGTATTAAAATTACTAGATGTAACATAAGAAAAAGATGCTGGAGGTTGGGCATAAGCGGCCCAAGAACCGTTATTGACACCTGCGGAACGAGAACCAATTAATCTATTAGATAAAGATGAATCTATACTATAGATATACGGATATCCACTACCAGTATTTGTTGTGGTTGTTGTTTGTGGAGATCCTATTGCTTTGCTGTATATTGTCCCTTCACTTGGGTTAAACCAAGAGCTAAAGTTAGTCCCAGTAATACTCGCCACATCAGCAGCACGGGTTACGGCGCTGCCGGATGTGGGGATGTAGGAGGTGGGGAAGGAGCCTTGTTCGACTTGAGCACCTACCATGTAAAATCCACCAGTATTACTTGCTGTATACCAAAATGTTCTATTCAAAGTAGTAGAATCTTTAGCAGCTAAACTTGAGATAGTAAGAAAATCAACTGATGAAGTATTATTAGATTCGTGGGTCATCCAAATACGATACCAACCATCATCAACAGGTTCCATTCCATAATCATTAATTGACCACGTATCTGAAGTACTAGATGTTCCACTCAATCCTTGAGGTGTGAGGCTTTGATTAGAAAAAAGATCAAAATTAATAACACCTACTCTATAACCAATACCACCAATCCTAATCTGAATTTTACCAGCATCGTTACCAGTGCCTTCTCCTTTAACATAAACGCTGGTTGTATGAGGTGTGTTAGCAGGCACACTGACTGAAGGAGAAGGACCAAGTGAGTGCGGACGATTTAATGATGAACTACCCCTTACTCTATAAACATTCGAATAACCAAATGGATTAGAGACTGATTGGGATGATACTGCAACGTTACTTTTACTCCATGTTGAAATGTCTTCACTGTAAGTAACCAGATTAGCCCTACTCTCCTCAATCAACAACCCCAGACTCTCACCATTCAATGGGTCATGGTCAAAGCGTGGAGCACCACTAATCGTTGCACCTGTTGGGATGTAGTCAGTGGCGGTTGTGCCTTCTTCTGTCTGAGCGTGCCAAAGACTTACTCCAAAACCAGAAGGAACGGATGCGCCTTGAGATGGCCTTAGGTCAATTAGAAGTCTCCCATCTGTGGTATCTGCTGATGTGGTTACTGCTGTAAATTTTTGCCATTCAGTAGTAACATTAACTGCTACGCTCCCATCTCCAATAGTTGAATTACTTATGCCGGGTCTTCTTAATCCAATGGTGGCATTAGCATTACCCTTAATCCAGATCGAGGTGACGTAAGGCTGACCTATAACAGAACTTGTATTCTGATATATGTACCCTTCGTTTTGGGTAAATGTAAATGTTGTCGCAGTAGCAGTCCCGTCAGGAGCAGTTATATTAGTTGAAGTTGAAGTAACATCACTTTTTATCCAAGCAGCATTACTAAAGTCATTGCTATAAAGCAATTTATTAACCGGACTGGTCTTAATCAACCCATCACTGTCCACATACGTCCCAGTACTGGCACGGCTGAAGGTGATTAGGTTGGTGCCACTGATATCATCGATTAAACTAAGGTTCTCAGTAAAGTTCAAGTCAAGGCTAGTACCCAAGAACAGGTTTTTACTAATAGATGCCCTTATGAATGTCATGAATGGACTAACAAATCCAAAACTTAAAAAAGGATTCTTACCTGACATAATCAGGCACCTTCATAGATAATCTTAGAAGTGCCTGTAAGTGCTTTTGCATAAACGTATGCAGCACCAGCATCATGTGATAAATCTGTTACAGTCTTCTTCATCTCACCTTCAAATCTATCATAAACAAGTCCAGGTGTTGTTGTTGTTATGCCAGAGGTGGTTGTTATTCCGATAACAACAGGAGTGCTACTCTGACACTGAAAAGTTATGGTAGTTACATTATTTCCGATAAGGAAATATGTATTTGGTGTCAACTCTGTTGATGCTAATGCCATTACTCTTCCCCTTCGTAATTATCTTGCTGATCATCAAACATGGACGCACCAACTACTGGTCGAGCATTATCAATATGTCCTGCTGCTTTTGCATACAAAACATCTTTGATTCTGTCACTAATATCAGATGCCGATGAATCAGAACCGATCAAATTTACAATTTCTTCCATGAAATTTAATATATCTATATTTTATATTTATATCTCGGCAGATTTACCATCAACTTCTGTAGGTGAACCATCTATTTCTGGTTCCATCGGAACATCACCCATCATTCCCTGTTCACCTCCTTGTGGTAATGGTTCTCCAGTTATTGGATCAACAGCACTTGGATCTGGAATAATTCCATCTTTGATTTCCTGTTCAATTTGCTCATCCATTTCAATCATCTCTCCATCAGTCTGACGAAGAACTTTACTACGAACCCACTTCTGTGAATAATATTTGCCAATATATGGTTCAATAGTTGCGAGAACACCAAGTCTCTCATTCAACATTTCTGTTTCTTTTAGTTCTGCAAACTGATTATCATACAAGAAATCATATTGAATGTGATCACTAATTCTATCCCAGTCTTCTACAGAAACAATGTTCTTAAGAATGAGTTGAGTCTTCAACATATCATTGAACATCTGAGCAAATCTCTTTCTCAGACGACCAACAAACTTAGCAAATTTAAGTTCGTCTCTTAAAATTTCAGAAGAACGACCAAGATTAAATCCACCATCGGAAGCAATTCTTGATTCTGGAACTCCAAGTGCTCTATAAAGTTTCTTTTGGAAATACTCAATATCAGCAAGTTCTCCTAAGTTTTGACCACCTGGAAGAGTTGTGATTTCAGTTCCTCTACCACCTTCTCTACGAGGAAGCCAGAAGTCTTCCATCATACTCATAAATTTACGATCATCACGAATTTCTCCGGTGTTCGCATCATAAACTTGTTTGTTACGATAACGATTCATAACATCACGAAGATATTGTTCTGCCTTTACTTTAGGAAGATTGCCAACATCAATATAAAAAATACGACGTTCTGGTGCTCTTGATAATCTATAAATGACAAGAGAATCCTCAATCATTCTCAGTTGATTAAGTGCCTTGATTGCCTTATGAAGATAAGAAAGAACAGAACCTTTATTTCTATCTACAAGACCTGAAGTGCAATATGTAATTGCATCTTTTGCAATTTTAGTTCCTTTATTTCCACCACCACCAGTTAAATTTCCTGTTGGATAGTTTGGTTTTGGTGTATATACAAAGTACTCTTCGATTTCTGGAGCAATAACATTTTTTTGCTCGTCACGACCTGGAACACTTGGACCAATAATATTATTATCTTTTTTCTTTTCTTGACGGACAAACCGCATCTTCATTGGGTCAATATACCTCAGTTCTTTAATTCCTTCCTGAGGTTTCTTAAGATCAATTACCTTGTGATAATAAAGTCTTCCATCAACATACCAATTTCTAAAAATTTCGTGCGATTTCTTATCAAAATCTAAAATTTCTTTAATATATTTAAACTCTTGCCTAATTGCTTTCTTTAAATTATCTGTAGCATTTAAATTAGATAATTCAATTTCAATTGGAGAATCATAAAGATCACTCACAATTGCTTCATTTACAACATCTTCGATAGCACCATCCGCTTCTGGATGGAGTGACATCTCTCTGTATCTTTTTATTAGATCAAATTCTGTTCTATATTGACCTTCAATATCTACATATGAACCATAAAATCCACTACTAATATAGTTATCAACCCCATCCTCGTTATTCACGGGGACAGGGGAAACTACAGATTTGGATTTCTTTTCTGCATCATCAATAGAAAAACCAAAAAGTTTTGCCATATTATAAACTAACTTAGACTACTATTTTATTATTTAGGAGATATCTTCACCACCTGCT